CTGATGTCCAGCGCCGATGACGTTGCCCTGGCCGCCTGGTTCAATGCACCCGACCCCGCAGGTTGCATCGTGTGGCGCCCTGACGTGCCCATCAGCGAGGCCAATGCCGCGATGGTGTGGACCGAGGTGGACACGCTCACCGTTGGCAAGGCGCGCATTTGGGAATGGCTGCGCCTGGTCAACACGCTCGACTACCGACAGGCCAGCATTCGGCAAGGCATCAACGATTCATTCGCCGGCCTCACCACGCGGGCACAGGTCATCAACACCGGCAAGCGCCCGGCCACGCGCGCGGAGAAAGCCCTCAGCACAGGCGCCTGCACCAACGCCGCCCCGAGCATCATGTCGTTCTTCGGCAGCATCAGCTTTGGCGATGCGTCGTTGATCCGGAGCTGACCCCATGGCCGCGTCCATCGTTGAGACCCAGGTCACCTGGGCAACGGCCGCCAGCAAGACGGTCAGCGCAAACACGATCCAGTGGTCGGATGCGATGGCGCTCACGGTGCTGGATGACGCCTATCAGCTGCAGGTCAGCGCAGACAACGCGGGCACCCCGGCGAGCGGCGACACCTGCGTCGTCTACGTCGCGCGCACCACGGGCGACATTCTGGGCGACAGCGGCGCAGACTTCGACACCGACGAACACTCGGAGTTCGTCATGGTGCTGGACACCTACGCCGCGAATTCCCCCGGCGAAGACCCTGCACGCAAGACCGTGCCGGTCGACATCACCGGCTGCACTGCATACAAGGTGGGCGTGCTCTGTGCCCAGGCGGCCACCCGCAACATCGTCGTCCGCGCCCGCATGGGTTGCCAACGTCCGGCCTGATCTGTTATGTCCCTGCTGATCGAGCAACACCGCCGCCGGTGGGGGCGCCAGCCCCAAGCGCCGCAGCCGCTGGACCGCAATGGCCCGTATGCCGACGGCCTGCTCTTCCACGCGCCGATGCACCCCTCATGGGGAATGCGCGACCTGGTGAGCGGTAGGGCGGCTACCAAGACCGGCCTCGGCACCAGCGCAGCAACGCCGGCTGGCGTTATGCCGGTCTTTGGGTCGGGCAGCTATGCCGACTTCACCGCACCGGCTGCATTCGATGGCTCGCTGCCCTTCACCATCGCGTGGGTGCAGCAGCCGATCTCGCCCACCGGCTACAGCACCGTACTGGACGTTCGGCCGCCGGTCAACTCTGCCAACTCATTCTTGATCTATCAGTCCGCATCGGACGCGAGCTACCAATTCGTTGTCGGGCTGCGCGATGGTGGGGGCGCTCATCAAGCCAGATTCATGATGGGGCTGCAGACAAGCGGACTGCTTGATGTGTATGTGCTTGTCGTGCCAGCGGGCTATGCGACAACGACTAGTGGTTACGTTCTCTATCGCAACGGAATGATGCAGGCGGCGGCCGTGAATAATGCCGCATTCGCCGTTGCCACACCAACGGGCTTTCGCATTGGCAGCGTGCTGGGCACTCCGGGCGACCCGTTTGAGGGCGCTCTCGGCGGGGTCACGATCTGGCAGCGCAGCCTCAACCATGCGGAGGCATCTGCCTGGGCGCCTGAGCGCATGCTGGCGCCGCGCCGCACTCGCCGGTATGTGCCAATCGCGGGTTCGGGTATCAACTCAAAGCTTTCCAGCCTGAGTGCGGCCATTCAGGCGGCACGTCTGGCCACGGCCGGCATGGATGCTGGTGTGCAGTTTGGCCGCACCAATACCGCTGTGGTGGACGCTGCATTGCAGGCTGCGAAGACCACGACGGCAACGCTTGGCGCAGCCGTGAGAACCACGCTGCAATCCGTGGCCACCTTGGCCGGCGCGGTGCAGGCCGCGCGCAACGTCTCGGCAGGCGCTGATGCGGCGCTGCAGCTGGCCCGCAGCGCGGCCACTGCGCTGGCCCTGGCAGTGCAGGCCCCACGATCTGCGGCGGCTGGGATCGATGGTCAGGTGCAGGCCACAAACTCGGCCGCAGCTGACTTGTCGGGCTACGTGCAGGCTGGAAGCGGCGTCAACGTCGCGGCCAGTGCCGCAGTGCTGACCACGGCTCTGCAGACTGCGAGCCTTGACGCTGCCCTGGTGGTACCCAATGTCTCAACGGCGGGCATGTCGGCAGCGCTGCGAGCTGCAGCCCAAGCCTCGGCCACGATCGGGGTAGCAGTTTCCGCGCCGGTGCTGCTCGCCGTGGGCATGGATGCCCAGGTGCAGGACGGATCCGGTGTAGCTGCGGCGATTTCCGCGGCGATCACCGAGGCCAAGGCGGCGCTGGCATCGGTCGATGCCGCGATCTCGCGCGCGGCCACGGCGCAGCTGTCACTGTCGGCGGCGGTGTCGCTGGAACAGTCGATGTCGGCCGCGGCCAATGCGGCCATTCTCTCCAGCGCTGCGAGCGCGCTGGGCCTGAGTGCCTACGTCTCCGACCCGTCCGCCGGTGGCGGCGCTGGCGCTGCTGAGGTGTGGTCATTCTTGATGGCCAACGGCAAGACTGCTGAGCAGAACGTGGTGGAAATCCACGCGATGCTGTTGGCGCTGACCCCCGATGTGATCGCCTCGGCGGTCTGGAACAAGACCCTGCCATGACGGCCGGTGAGCGGCTGCTGTTCCTGAGCGGGCGGCCAGGCCGCACGGCCGGCGAACAGTTGCGCATGATTGCTGGTGCGCTGGCCACGTCCGGCGCGCTGCTGGTGGCCTACTCGGGCCTGCCCACGGGCACGGCCACACAGCACATCCTCGTTGACCACTTCCGCGATGACGATGGCCAGGTCTACGGCGCTGGCGCCAAGGGCGCTGGCGCTGCGAAGGGTTCCGCTGCCGCTGGATCCAGTTCGGCCACACCTTCTGCAGCCGGTGTTTCCGGGGCAGGGGCTGGCGCTGGATCTGTTGGCGCCACCATGCCGCGGGCCATGCCCGCAACCGTTGGCCAGGTCGTCGCGCTGTCGCCTGATCTGCAAGCCGCTGCTGCGGCGCTGGCCGCGCAGGCCCAGGATGATGCCGCTGCGCTGCTGGCTCTGCAGGCCAGGCAGGCGCAGGCCGCGCAAGTGGTTGCAGTGCTGGCGCAGATTGAGCTGATGACAGAAAGCGCCGTGACCGTTGAGTCTCACGGCCCTACCGACGAAGAGCTGGCCATGATTGTTGCGGCGATCGCGGCGGCCACTGCCTGACGTGGCAAGCACGGCAGCATCGCCGCACCATCTACGGAGCAAACCATGGCCAAGGGAAACGCAATCGCATCGATCAAAGCCGAGGACGACTGGCAAACCGAAAGCGATCTGCGCACGATGATCGAGTGCGAAAAGATCGAGAAGGATCCGAAGCGCCTGGCCAAGGTGCAGGCCCTGGCCAAGCAACGAATGATGGACATGGCTGCGGTTGCCACCGAAGGCAAGACCGACGCCTGATCTACCAACCCCAACGATTGAGAGAAGCGCATGAGTGCATTTGACAAGGACATCCTGGCCACGCTGGAACCCGAAGAGCGGGCGGCCCTTGAGGCTGACACCCCGTCCGCCGAAGATGCTGACGCCCTGGCGCGCATCGCCGGCGGCGCCGAAGGCGACGATGACGGCGACGATGCCGATGATGGCCCCGCCGACGAAGTGATCGACGCCGATGGCAACCCCGTCGTTCAAAGCGTGGCCGCACCCGCTCCGGCGCCCGCCGCCGCCCCTGCGCCCGCCCCGGCTGCTGCTGCCGATGGCGCTACCAGCGCAGCCCCGGCGCCCGCCGCGCCTGTCGTTGATCCCGATGCCCCGCGCGAGTACGTCTCGACGCTGCCCGAGGACTACGACACCAAGGTGGCCGACCTGAAGGCCGAGCAGGACGCGCTCAAGGTCAAGTTCAAAGACGGTGAGATCGACATCGATCAGTACACCGCCGCCAACGAAGCGCTGGCCGAACAGCGAGCGGCGCTGTCCGAGGCCAAGATCACGGACAACGTGTCGCGCCAGATGCACGAGCGCGCCGAATTCCAGTCGCGCGAAGCTGCTGTCACCAAGCTGTTCGAGTCGGCCCTGGGCCAGGGCGTGAACTACGACGGCGAGCCCGCGCGCTTCGAAGAGCTGAAGGCCACCATGACTGCGCTCAAGGGCATGTCGGCGTGGTCCAACCGTTCGTTCCAGGCCACGCTGAACGAGGCGCATCGGCGTGTGATGCTGGTCAATGGGATCACGGCCGCTGCTCCGGCAGCTGTGCCCGCCGCGGCCCCGGCTGCCGCCCCTGCGCCGGCTTCGCGCCGTCCCCCGATTGATGCCGCACCGAAGACCCTGGCCCAGGTGCCGGGCGGCGAGGGCGCGGGCGACATGGCCGGCGAGTTCGCTGACATCGACCGTTTGGACGGCGATGCGCTTGAGGCGGCGATCGAGCGCATGTCTCCCGCACAGCGCGAGCGCTACCAGCGCGGCAATTGAACGTGACCGACACACGAATGTTCTTCGACATCAGCCCCGATGACGGGCTGGTGATCCAGTGCGGCGGCCAGGCATCCGTGAAGGTTGATGTTCTGCACAAGACCGGCCGGTCTGCTCGCCTGCGGGTGTCGGCACCGGCCGAGGTCAAGGTTCAGCGTGTGTCGGCGCAACATCAACCAGACGCAGTGGATTGGCTCGCGGGCGGTCCGCCCGCCGTGCCAAGCACTGCACCATAGCAACTGCAAACTGCGGATTCCGCAAGACAGCGTTGAGCGCATGAGTGCTCTTCAGGGTCATTCACCTCGAAGGAGCATTTCTCATGGCACGCACCATTGTTGGCGTCAACGACCCCAAAGCGGTCAAGCGCTACGCCGGCCTCACGGCCTACGACACCTCGCACAAGAGCTACTTCAACCAGCGCTTCATGGCGCGCGGTGCTGAAGCCGAAGTGCCCATTCAGATCCTGACCGATCTGGAAACCGATGCTGGCGAACTGATCAGCTACGACCTGCTGGCCGAGCTCAAGATGGCGCCCGTTGAAGGCGAAGACATCCTGGAAGGCAAGGAAGAGGCGCAGAAGTTCTACACCGACTCGATCTACATCGACCAGGCTCGCTGCGGTGTGAACACCGGCGGCCGCATGACCCGCAAGCGCACGCTGAACAACCTGCGCGAGAAGGCCAAGCGCCAGCAGTCCACGTGGTGGTCCCGCCTGTTCGATGAACTGCTGTTCATCTACCTGTCGGGCGCCCGCGGCATCAACGCGAATTTCCTGGTGCCCCTGGGCTACACCGGCCGCGCCAACAACGCGCTGGTGGCGCCGGACTCGTACCACACGATCTACGGCAACGATGCGACCGCGTTCAACAACATCGACGCGGCCGACAAGTTCGACCTGCGCCTGATCGATCGCGCCAAGACCAAGGCTGACAGCCAAGGTGGCGGCGCCTCGGGCACGCCGGTCCTGCAGCCTTGCAAGATCGACGGCAACGAGACCTTCGTGTGCGTGATGCACACGTTCCAGGAAGATGACCTGCGCGCCAACTCGGGGACGGGCCAATGGATGGACATCCAGAAGGCCGCAGCTGCCGCTGAAGGTCGCAACTCGCCGCTGTTCAAGGGCTCGCTGGGCATGTACCGCGGCTGCATCTTGCACTCGCACCGCAATGCCATCCGCTTCAACACGGCCGGCGCTGGCAGCAACGTGGAAGCCGCGCGCGCCCTGTTCCTGGGCTCGCAGGCGGGCATTGTGGCGTTCGGCTCGCCGGGCACCAACCTGAAGTTCGATTGGAACGAGGAAACCCGCGACAACGGCGACAAGGTGGTCATCACCACGTCGGCCATCTTCGGTGTCAAGAAGGTGACCTTCAACTACGACAACACCGGCGCGCAGGACTACGGTTGCTACGCCATGGACACCGCTGCAGCCTCGCGCTGATCGGTACCGGCCACCCCGAAACTTAGGAGCAAATCATGCCCTTCGCGAATCAGAACGACTACATCAGCGGCCGGCTCCCCCCGGTCTTCCCGGCCGGCGCCGAAGTGGTCGCCGTGCGCTTTGCCCTGGCGCTGGGCACTGCCGACCTGGCCCTCAACACCATCGGCCAGATCGGCATCTTGCCGGCCGGCTGCGTGCCCGTTGAGGTCCGCGTGGACGGGACCGACATGGACTCCGGCGCTGGCGCTGCGGTGTTCGAAGTGGGCATTTGGGACGGTTCGGCCGCCAGCTTGTCCACTGCTGCAGCCGATGGCGGCGGCGCCTGGGGCAACACCGGCGCGGCCGTGGCCACTGCGTTCGACAAGCCGCTGACGCGCACGTTGAACAACATGGCCAGCGTGCAGAACAGCCCCGGCGCCGATCGCAAGATCGGTGTCAAGGTCACCACGGCGCCCAGCACCGCGGTGGCTGGCACCCTGGGCGTGACCGTGTTCTACAAGGGCGCCTGACGAGCCCATCCCCCGGGCCTGGGTCCGGCCTGGGCACATCCACGGGGGGCTTCGGTCCCCCGTTCTCACTTCTGGAGCTGACATGAAGCTGATCACCACCATCACCCCGCGCCGCGATGGCGTCGTCCGCGTCAAGCTGCCCTCCGGCGGCGATGTTGTGTTCACCAAGGATTCCGAAGGCCAGCTGGCCGCCGATGTCGAGCAAGACTCGGACGTGGCGCACTTGCTGGCCCTGCCTGAAGGCAACTTTGAACCGGCCGACACCGCCGACTTCGCGCGCGCCGAGAGCCTGGTGGAGAGCGCCATTGGCGGCGCCGACGACGATGATGCGCCTGGTGATGACGACGACGACACACCCGGCGCCGACGACGAGCTGCCCAACGGCGGCCTGCCGGTCGAAGCCAATACGGCACCCGCGCCGGCCGCCACTGGCAAGGCCGCCAAGGCCGCCAAGGCCGCTTCCAAGGGCTGAGCAACATGGCGGCCTGGGACATCTTCATGCCGCTGGTGCGAACCGGCGCAACTGACGCCCCGGGCCCCCTGGTGCGCCAGCAGCTGCGCCTGGCCGCCCGCGAGTTCTGCAAGCGCACGGGCGCCTGGGTTGAGTGGATCGACGCGGCAACCACGCTGGTCCCCGGCGTCTACACCTTCACCAAGCCAACCGATGCCGAGCTGGTGCGCATCAGTGGCGCAACGGTCGCAGGGCGGCCGATCGATCTGTCGTTGCTGGCTGAGTACGCCTCGGATCCCGTAGACAACGGCGCCAATGAGGCGCCCGCTGTCAGCACCGGCGACCTGGGCACGTTCATGCTGACCGGCGCAGTCACTGCGGATCCGGTCAAGGTCAAGGCCATCCTGATGCCGACGATCGACGCAGCCGCATGCCCCGATCTGCTGGCCGCCCGCTACCTTGAGTGCATCGCGGCGGGTGCGCGCTTCGGCGTGCTTTCAACCCCCGGGGCATCGTTCGCCAATCCAGACGGCGCGGCGCTGGCCAACACGATGTTCACGAGCGGCATCAACAAGGCCATCACCCAGGTCTTCCGGGGCAACACCACCAAAACCCGCCGGGCACCTGTTCGCTGGTGCTGAGCACAAGGGGCCTACATGGCAATCACCGCGCAATCAATCGTCAAGAGCGTGGTGGAGGTTCTCCAAGACCCCACCAATGTTCGTTGGAAGATCGCCGACATCGCGCGCTACTTCAACGACGGGCGCCGCCAGATCATCCTGCACCGGCCTGATGCCGGCTCCACCGAGGCCGCGCTGGCCCTGGTGGCCGGCGTGCGCCAGACGCTGCCCGCCAATGGCGCCAGCTTGATGGACGTGAAGCGCAATTCGACCGGCGCGAAGCGCGCTGTCACGCCGATCCGCGACCGCAAGATCCTGGATGCGATTGACCCCGACTGGCCCAGCATGACCGGCGCAAGCGTCATCGAGCACTTCATGTACGACGAGCGCGACGCGCTGGCCTTCATGGTCTACCCGCCGGCGGCGCTGGGTGCATCGATCGACATCCTGTACTCGGCCTACCCCGCCGACATCACGATCCCGGGGCCATCGGCCGCCTACAGCGACGTTACCGGCAACCTGGGCCTGCCCGATGTGTTCGGCAATGCCATGACCGACTACTGCTTGTACCGGTGCTACGCCATCGACAACGAGTTTTCGCCGGATCCGCAGCGAGCGGACAAGCACCTGACGCTGTTCGCCTCGGCGCTGGGCGTGGAGATTGATGCGATCCTGAAGTCGTCGCCGCGCGCGATGCCGGGGGCCTGACATGGCCAAGATCGAGCTTCGCCAGTTCGGCGGAATCCTGCCCTCGGTGGACAAGCGCCGGCTCCCGCCAGGCGCTGCGCAGACGGCACACAACATCGATCTGCGGTTTGGCGACTTCCGGCCGCTGCCCGGGCCCGGCGGATCTGTGGCCACGGTGGCCAATGCCACGCAGTCAATCTTCCGCACGCCGTCCGGCACCTGGCTGTCCAGCACCAACGATGTGGACTATGTGAACGCGCAGGTCAACAACGCGACGTTCGAGCGGGTCTATCTCACCGGCCGGTCGGCCTATCCCGAGGCATGGCAGGACGGCTCCTACCGGCAGCTGGGCGTGCCCGCTCCCGGGGCCGCGCCAACGGTGGCCGTGGTCGCCAGTGACGAGTTCTCCACCGACGAGTACAACTCGTCCAAGGTGGCACTGCCGAAGGCGATTGAGGCCATGCTGAAGGCCCGCACCAGCCAGGTGAACCTTGGCAATTCGCCAACGGCTACGCCGCCGGTGTATGCCTCTGGCGGCTGGCTGGCCCATGGCTCGCAGCCTGACCTTCCAACGTCGTCCAACCTGCAATGGGCGTTCTGCGTGCCCATGGTGTTGTCGGCAGGCCAGTACGTGATGTCGCACCCGGAAACCGACAACCACCTGTTGGCGCCCGAGTTCTCTGGCAAGCAGATCACCTATGGCGGCAACACCTATTGGGCCGTCCCCGTCTACATGCAGGGCCAGGGCGCCAGCGTGGACCTGGTTGGCCTGACGGCAGACTTCAAAACGGTGATGAGTCCGGCCAATCCCGCTGTGCGCCTGTGGACCGATGCCAAGGTGGACGAGCTGGTGGCCGCGGTGGCCTACGACTACAACCTGACCGTTGAGCCGCGCAAGGGCTTGATTGATGCCATCAACAGTGCTCAGGCGCTGGTGAACCGAGCGTACTCCGGTGAGGTGGTTACGCTGGCCATCAAGGCGGCTGTGGCTGATTTCTTCCTGCGCGCCGACGTGGTGGCGCAGATGACCGAGCTGGTGGGCACGTCAACCGGCGGCACAGCGCTCACGGGCAATGCTGCCGGCGGCGCCTTCACCATCAAGGTTGCGGGCTACTGCTACGGCATTGGAACTACCACGCCGAATGGCCCGGCCACGGTGGCCGACGATCGGTATTTCCACGTCTCCGACGATGGGCCGACCGCAACCAACATTCGTGCGGACCTGAACTCGTTCATCAGCACCGACTCGCGCGGTGTCAAGGTTCTTGATGCGGTGGGCCTGGCGCGCAAGGTGCGCGACGAGATGAACGCGATCAACAACAAGCACCCGATCGGCTCGCGCTGGTCGGCGGCCAACATTGATGCCAACGTGGCCGACTGCGTGGCCACGGCCACCAACGTCTACAGCGACGCCAATTGGGCAAAGAATGCGGCCTGGCCGCTGGCCTCCAGCACCTGGCGCACGCCGGCAACGATCGCCGCGCGCGATGCGCTGCGCTACGCCTGCGATGCGCTCACGTCGCACTTCAACACGATCAAGCAAACGCTGCTGAGCTACATCAACACCAACCTGTTCGATGACTATGTGAAGACCGTTCTTCCCACAGTCGTTGCGCGGATCGTGGAGACGCGGGCCTACATCGTCACCTACGTGACCGACCGCGGAGAAGAGTCGGCGCCGTCCGATCCATCCGAGCTTCTGGAAATGGATCAGAACGACTCGGTGGACCTGGAGATTCCGGCGCCCCCCGGCGGGCGCAACATCACCCACTTCCGGCTCTACCGGAGCAGCTCGTCCAACGTCTCGGGACAGGCCGCCTTCCAGTACGTGCCATGCCCGAGCGATACCGCTGGCTGGCCGGTGGCCGATCTGACGATCACGGATGCCCTGCTGCAGGAAGAGCTGCAGGAGTCGTGCCCATCGATCACCTGGACCGAGCCGCGCGCCGACCTGTTCGCGCTGGTGGGCATGCCCAACGGGGTGATGGCGGGCCTGGCCAACGGGGGCCGCACCATCTGCTTCTGCGAGCCGTTCGAGCCCCACGCCTGGCCGCGCGAGTACGAGAAGAGCCTTTCCCATGCCGGTGTGGGCCTGGGCGTGTTCGGACAAACCCTGGTGGTGCCAACCGAAGGGAATCCGCGCTACGTCTCCGGCGCCGACTCGGCTTCGATGTCCGAGCAGATCATCGAGAGCCCGCAGTCGTGCGTGTCCAAGCGCTCGATCGTGAGCGCGCAGGGCGGCGGGTACTACGCCTCGCCTGATGGCATCTGCCTTGCCGGGCCCACCGGCGTCTCGGTGGTGTCGGCCGGAGCGTTCAGCAGCGATGACTGGAAGGCCCTGGGCCTGGCCAACAGCTTTGCCGCGTACAGCGAGGACGTCTACTACATCTGGACGGGTGGCTGAGAATGGCCTGCGTGTTCTTCGACTTTGCAAGCAAGCGCGTTGGCACCATGGCGCCCGGAACGGCTCCGACTGCGGCCCACACCGACCTGAAGACCGACAAGGTGTACCTGGTGGACGGCACGCTGCTGCTGCCCCTGTTCAGCGCGGGCCCGTTGGTCGGGGTCTATCGCAGTTCCCGGTTCGTCATCGACTCGTTCGCCACCTTCGGCTGGCTCCGCATTGACGGCCCGGTGACTTCGGCGGTGGTGCGCGTCTATGGTGATGGGCAGCTGATTCACACCACGCCGGCCATCACCGACAACAACCCGGTGCGCCTGCCTGCCGGGCGCTACCGTGAGTGGGATGTGGAGGTCGAGTCGGCCTCTCGGCTTACCCAGGTCATCCTGACCACGACATCGGGCGAAATGAGCGCATCGTGATCATCGCCTTCGATGCTCGCACGGGACAGATTGCGACCATCGACGGCTCGCCTGGCATACCTTCGCCGCCCGCGGTGGTGTGGACCTCACACCTGTACCCGGTGGAGGTGGTGGAGGCTATCGCCCCGGGCGCATCTGCGCAGGTCGGCCGGCTGTTCGAGCAGCCGATCGATGGCGTCAACGTCTCAGCAACGCTTGTGTCTGGATTGATCACCCGCGTGATCGGGTATGTCTCGTACACGACACCAACCGAGGCGATCGACGTCGGAGCGACGATTCAGTCTGGTGCGATCACCCGCGTGATTGGGTATCAAACAAGCAACGCGCCGCCAGAGTCTCTGGACGTTGGCGCAACAGTTCAGTCCGGGTCGCTCGTGCGAGTGATCGGGTACGTGGACACCACATTGAGTGAGGCACTTGACGTGTCTGCAACTGTCCTTGGAGGGACGCTGGCATGAACGCAGAAATCAAAACCGGCCTGGCCGGGTTCTACAAGTTCGAGGTGCGCCGACCTGACGGTTCTGTGCGCGTCGAAACCGATTGGCTCCCGAACCTGATAACCAACGGCGGACTTGATCAGATCGGCAAGGGGAACCCATTCAAATACTGCAGTGTTGGCAGCGGGACTGCGGCCCCTGCGAACACCGATAGCGCGTTGGCCGCTCGCATTGCAACCACCACTTCTGCCCCAAGCACGGCCGGATCTGGCGCGCAGGCCTCAGCGCCGTACTACGGGTTCATGCTCTGCACCTTTGTGTTCGCGCAAGGGGCCGCCGCTGGCAACTTGAGCGAGGTAGGTGTTGGCTGGGCATCCGATGGTTCAAGCCTGTTCTCGCGCGCCCTGATCTCTCCGACCATCACAGTGCTTTCTGACGAAGTGCTGACCGTGGTTTACCAAATCCGCATGTACGTCCCAACGACTGACGTTACCGGGTCTGTGACGATCGGAGGCACGTCGCGGGCCTTCGTGGTCCGCGCCGCGAACTGCACAGGCGCAGCGAACATTGCAGGCTGGATGGGGCCAATTTTGCAGGATGCGGCATCGCCGAATGGCGGGGTGTATGTGCGTAGCCCGGCTTCGTACACGAACGCCTGTTTTGCTGCATCGGCCGCGTTGGGCGCCATCACCGGCGCCCCGACCGGTGGCGGGACGGACTACTTTCTTGCTGATGCGACAAATGCGGCGTATGTCGATGGGAACTACTACAAAGACATCACGATCTCTGGCGGCATCAACGACTGCAACGTCTCGGGTGGAATCAAGGCTGTCACCTTCCAGTGCTCGCTTGGCTTCTACCAAGCATCGTTCACCCCGGTGCTGGAGAAGGACAACACCAAAACCATTGCGCTGACCTTCCGCATTTCCTGGGCCCGTCACTGATGGGCCTGCCTCTGAATGAGTTCTCGTCAACCCCGGCGCCTGCTGCGTTCATGGCGCCGGATAGCCGCCTGCGCCTGGACCTGCTGGTGGACTATGAGCTTGGCGGGGTTGACCTGTTCGATGCATCGCAGGGCCTGATGGTTCAGGTTTGGGAGGCGCGCGTGTCTGGCGGCGTGGTCCAGGTCAAGCCGGAGTCTGCTGGGACATGGACCGATGTGCTGACCGACTCAGGAATTACCGAGATCGCGCTGGCCTTCGATCAGAACATGCGGCCGGTGGTGGCCTACGTGGCCGGCGGCGTGGCGAAGATGCGGTGGTTCGACACGGTGCCAGCGGCCTTCGTGACAACGACCTTTACTGGTGCTTCAAGCCCCGTGGTCACGATGGACGACAAGCGCGCCCTGCAAATGATCACCAACGACGTTCTGCTGTTCTACATCAAGGCGGGAAGTGTGTACTACCGGCAGCAGCGTGACCGATTTTCTGTGGAGCGGCTTCTTGGCGCAGTGCCGTCCGGATCCACCAGGTTCAAGCGCTGGGGTATGAGTGAAGCGCTGCGCGTGCAGCTCGAATTCGGCACCGACGAAACCTTGAGCGTTGACCCGAATGCGGTCATCCACACCGAGGCATACACGGACCTTCTGACTGACAAGCTCTACATCGTTGATTCAACCAACATCGTGCCCATGTTTGCAGCAGCAAACCGCATCGGTGTTTGGAAAAGCCCGATGTTTTTGACGCACCAGTACCCCGCATTCAATTGGGTTCGGGTCAATGGGCCGATGGATGGCTCAGTGGTTGTGAAACTCTACGGCGACGGCTCTCTTTGGCATACAACTGAGCCGATCAGCGATCGCTCGGCACACCGCCTGCCGAATGGGCGGTTCAAGACCATCGAGATACAGGTGGAATCGGCCGGCGATGTGACATCGGTGGTTGTGGTTTCAAACACCGCTGAGCTGGTAGTCCAACTGAAGGGTTCGTAATGGCAACGCTCACACGCCGCGGGGCGAATGCAACGACTCCGGCCAAGATGCCGGGAATCCAGACCTCACGCATTGAGGATCCCAATGTGCGCCAGGCCATTGATGCCTTGCGAGAGTCGGTCGAGGTTCGGTTGGGTTCGCGCGGAGACAAGTTCGAGCGGGCCGTGACATTCCGCGAGTTTGATCCGCAGGTCGCTGATATTCAGCGGCGATTGGTGGCCCTTGAGCAGGCGCTTGGTTCCACTGATGGGGCATCGGCGAGCACGACGACACCAGCATCTTCAAGTGGCTTGGCCACGGTGCGCAACGAACTGGCCGCGGCCATTTCTGACTACAAGCGCACGGACGCGGCAATTCAGCAGCAGCTGTCGGGAGATCGTGCGGCCATCGATGGCGGGCTGGAGTATCTTCGATCGTTGATCGGCGATGGGCTTGCGCTCGTCCGCGAAGAGGTCAATGTGCTGCGTGGGCTGGTGAACGCCGCAACCCGCGCTGCCGCAATCAGTTTGTCATCGGCGAATGTTTTCACCGCTGGCCAGGTGGTTGACGAAGTGACCCTAACGGATGGCGCAACGGTCACGATCGATGCTGATGTGTCGAACAACTTCCAGTTGACCCTTGGTGGGAATCGGACCATTGCGAACCCGACGAACATGCGCAAGGGCGGTGTCATCAACCTGGTGCTGCGCCAGGACGGTACCGGATCGCGCACGGTGACGTGGGGCAGCAAGTGGGACTTCGGCGCCGCCGGCGCGCCCGTGCTTTCCACCGGGGCCAACAAGGTCGATTTCGTCTCGGCCTACTACAACGCCACGGCGGACAAGCTGCTGGCCGCCTTCAGGAAGTCAGCATGATGAACATTGGGCCCGCCTTCTGGGCATCGACCATTGGCGGCAGTGGCGTGGATCCGCTGTTTTCCTATGTGGTCTTACTGCTCCACGGTGGCGGAACGCCTGGATCCACGACGCTGGTGAACAGCGCTTCAGTGTCTCAGTCGCTGACCCCCAACGGGAACACGCAGATCTCATCGGCACAATCAAAGTTCGGCGGCACTTCCATCGCGTTCGATGGAACGAACGACGTTTTCACCGTGGCCGCCAGCGCGAGCATGGACCTCACCTCGGGTGATTTCTGCGTTGAAATGAGTGTGTACCTGGTGGCCGCCGCAGGCACTGTCCTGTTCGACAACGGCGTGGGCGGTCTTTACAACACGCAGCTGTGGGTGAACGCGGCCAATGGGTCCTTTGGCGCGCGTGGGTTCGACGCCGCGTCGAATCTGGCCTTCAATCTCGACAGCGGCGCCTCAACGGCGACCACTGGTGTGTGGCACCACCTTGCCCTTTCTCGGCAGGGATCGGTGTACCGGTTCTTCTTGAATGGCGCGCTGGTGGCATCGGCGACAAACGCTGCCGCTATGTTCAACGCCTCTGGCAATGCCTCGGCGGTGGGGGCGTACTACAGCGGGGCGGCTAGCCTGAACGGTTTTATTGACGAGCTGCGAGTCACCAAGGGCGTTGCCCGCTACACCGCGGCCTTCACGCCGCCTGGTGCAGCTCACCCCGACAGCTGATGGTGGCAAGCATGGCCAAATCCCTCGGCGATGGCTACCAAGATCATTTCCGATGCGCTGCGGGTGTGGGAGTTCGTGCACCAGTACAGCCCTGTTCCAGTCAATGGGTCCATGAAGGGCCTTGGACTGGAGCGGGATGGCGTCTTGGTGTCCGGCGTGCTGTACGAGTGCTGGAACGGCCCGAATGTGTGGATGCACGTGGCGCTGGCGCCCGGCGCGCGCTGGACACCGGCCTATGTCCGCTACTGCTTCCAGTACCCGTTCCTTGAGCTGGGCTGCAAGCGGGTCAGTGGGCACGTGGACGCGAGCAATGCCGCCGCGCGCCGGGTCGATGAGCACCTGGGGTTCAAGACCGAGGCGGTGCTGCGTGGCGCGGCGGCTGACGGCGGCGACGTGATTTTGTATGTGATGTGGCGCGATCAGTGCCGATTCCTGGGAGACAAGCACCATGGGTAAGTCGAGTGATGCCGCTGCGCCGGATCCACGCCTCGCCGAGGCACAGATTCGGTCCATGGGCGTGCAGGAAACAGCGCTCAAGCAGATCATGGACACCTCTTTGGAGCTGATGCCGATCCAGAAGGAGACGATGCAGTTCGGCCTTGATGCCGCGCGCACCGGCTACCAGCAGTCGCAGGAGGATCGGAAGTATGCGATCGAGCGGCGCGACAAGCTGACCGGCCTGCAAGACTCGATGATCGAGCAGGCGCAGCAGTTCAACACGGGCGATCGCGCGAAGGAGCTGGCCGGCAAGGCCATTGCCGGCGTGAATCAGCAGTTCGATGCAGCCGGCGACATCGCTTCGCGCAACCTGACCCGCGCTGGCGTGAACCCGGCGGACGGAAAGTATGCCGACATGACAAAGCAGCTGACCATCGCGCGCGCCCTGGGCGGCGCCGCGGCGGGCACGGCCGCGCAGGGCCAGGCCCGGGCCGAGGGCATCGCCCTGAATGATCGGGCGGCGAACGTGCTGGCCGGCTACCCAGCGATGGGCATGTCAGCGACGGGGCAGGGTTCGCAGATCGGGGCCGGCGGCGTGAACATCGTCAACTCGGGCGCTGCGGGCATGCAGTCCGGCGCAACCAGTGCCTCGCAGCTGGCCAACAGCTGGGGCAGCAATGCGACCGGCGCGTTCGGCGCGCAGGCTGCCTACAAGAATGGGCAGGATCAGGTCACGGGTTCTGGCACGGGCCAGGTGCTTGGTACCGTTGGTGCGCTTGCTGGCGCTGCCGCCATGATTTGGTCCGATCGCAGACTCAAGCGCGGCATCCTCCGCATCGGAACAACGCTCGGGGGCCATGCGCTCTATGCCTTCGAGTACCTGTGGGGCGGTGGCCTTCGCGTGGGCGTGATGGCCGACGAGGTGGCGCATGTACCCGGCGCCGTCGTCAGTATCGGGGGCTTCAGCGCGGTGGACTACTCATGCCTTCGCTGAAGCCCACCGATGCCCTGATGCGCCACAAGCGCATCGCCTTCCAGTGGTCCGGCGGCAAGGACTCCACGGTCGCGCTGTTCATGTTGCGAGAGTTCTGGTCGCGCATGACCATCTACTGGCTCAACTCGGGAGATTCGTTCCCGGAGACTGCCGCGTTCGTGCGCGACATGGCGCCTATGTTCGAGCGCTTCGTGGAGGTTCCTGGCCGCGTTGCGGATGCGATCGAAGGATTCGGCATTCCCTCGGATTTGGTACCGGACGGATGCAGCGAGGAAGCGTGGGCGCTACACATCGCTACGGGGCCCAAGTTGCAGGACCGCGCCATGTGTTGCGCGCGCTCCAAGATCGTTCCGCTGCATCAGCGCATGATTGATGACGACATCACGTTGATCGTGCGCGGGCAGCGCGCCGACGATCAGTACAAGGGGCCCTTCAAGTCCGGGGATGTGGCCGATGGGTTCGAGTTGTATTACCCCGTCGAGGATTGGTCCGACTCGGACGTGATGGCCTGGCTGGTGTCGCACGACGTGATGCCTCCGCTCTATGCAGATGGCATTCAGCGCTCTGGCGATTGCATGCGCTGTTCGGCCTGGCTGGGAGATCGACGGGCCGAGTATCTGGCCGAACATCACCCGGTTGCGTTCCAGGAATACGGGCGCCGCGTGATGACGATCTGCAGGGCCACCGAGCCATCGGTGGCGCGCTTGTTCGGGGAGTCGATTGCGTGGCATTCGGCACGGGAAAAATTCATCGGAGGTTGAAATGGGAAGCAGAAATGGTTGGTCATCGGCAACCTCACTGATCGATGGGTTCACGCAAGGCTATTCACTGGCCGGCCGCGTGATGAAGGACAAAGAGATGCGCAAGATCTCTGAGGCCAACGTCGACGAGCAGATCGGCGGCCTGAAAGAAGGATCCACCGAGGACGTGCAGAAGCAACTCGATGCCGGCGCCGGCATGGGCGAGGCGCGCACGCTGGCATCGAAGGGCCGCGAAGAATCCACCTATTCGCTGCTGGGCCAGAAGCAGAACACCCCGTTCACGACCGAACAGGCCACCAAGGCCAAGCAACTGGCGCAGGCCACCACGCTTGAGAAGTACGGCGACCTGGAAGGCGCCGGCCGGATCCGCGCACAGATCCGCCAGGGCGACATGGACGCAAAGCAGGGCGCCCGGGACGATCTCAGGTTCGAGTGGGAGAAGACCGACCGCGCCGCCAAGGACGCTGCGCAAGAGCGCGAGCGGCTGTACCAGACGGGCCGGCAGGATGTCTTCAACAACACCGCCTTTGGCCAGAAGAATGCCGTCTATGCCAAGTCCATGGATAACTACGTCAAGGAGCAGGAGAAGTACCAGGCTGCAATCGAGGCCGGCGACACCACGGCCACGGCGCCCACGCGGCCGACCCGGCCGACCGTGACGATTGGCGAGTCGGTGCTGGACCACGCAACGATGTTGGCCCATGACCTGCAGTACGGCAAGGCTGACTCGGCCTCGCTGGTCAAGGTCGCTGAAATGCAGAAGCAGATCAACGATGAGGGCTACATCCAGTCGTTGAAGCTGGGGCAAAGCGGCGCCCCGTTGACTCAGCTTGTCGCGCAGTTCAACGCGGGCGGCAAGGTGCAGATCGACCCGGCAACGATCGTCGGCGACAAGATGGTTGACCGCGGCCATGGCGTGAAAAGCCGGATCCTCACCTTCAAGGCCAAGGATGGGTCGCTGCAGACGATCGACACCCTGGCTGAGCTGGACTCGCTGGACAAGGCGGACAAGATTTTCACGCGCGCCTACCAAGGCAACGCGGAAGGCCGGGCGGACACGCACCTGAAGCTGGCCGAGCGCGCGGATGGCCGCGCCGGGGCCGCCGCTGGCCGGGCTGCGACTGAGTTTGCCGCCGGCGCGCCGGAGCGTCAGCTGCGCAGCACGGTGGCCACCATGCAGTTGGGCCTGGCCAACACCGATGATCCGGTGCAGCAGGGCAAGCTGAAAGACAAAATCGACATGCTGACCGGCGGCACCAAGGGCGGCAAGGGGGAGGATCCAGCGCCGGTGAAGTTGGCCCGCGCGCTGGTTGAGGCCGGTGCAGCCCCGGACATGAAGACGGCGCTGGCCGATGCCCTGGGCAAGAAGGGCAAGCCGCCGAATGAGCTGTACCAGGACTTCCTGGCCGCAGGTGCCAAGAACATGGACCCGCCCGAGGCTGCGGCCAAGAAGGCTACCGGCTACATGGAGGCCGCCGGCTACGTCAAGAAGAGTGGGCGGTGGACGCAGCCGGACGAGTCGTCCGGCGCCGCGCCGAAGCCTGCGAACAAGGATGATGCCCACACGCAGGCGAAGGCTGCCGTGTCCGGCGGCGCCAGCAAGGAAGCCGTGAACGCCCGGCTGAAGCAGATGGGATACCCGCCCCTGCCCTGAGCGTGGCAAGCATGGAACCATGGGGGGATACCTCATGGAGTGCTGAATGGGCGCGTTTGACGATCTGATCCCCGGAGCCTCTTCGGGTGGTGCTTTCGATGACCTGATCCCAGGGAAGAAGAAGGCGCCTGAAGGCGGGGCCAAGGCTTCAGCTGGCGACTACGCTTCTGCCCTGTCGAATGCCTTCGGTGAAGGCGTTTTCGGCATCCAGGGCGGCATTGGCTCATTCGCTCAAGCGCCGGCCGCAAACACCCTGTCTGGCTTGGTCGGCGGCGCTGCCCTGGCCGACCGCGGCGTGACGGCTGCGGCCAACTTCGTCGCGCCCGGCTCTGCCAAGCTGAACGAGACCCTGCAGGGGCATGCTCAGATGGCCTCGCGTTTCGCCGCAGACACGCGAGCGGAGAACGTTGACGCCGAGGGCGGCAGCATCCTGAACCCGCGCACTGCGCTGGCGCGCGCTGGCTTGGCGCTGCAGAACGATGCGCGCGCACGTTCGGCCGAGGTCCAGGCCGACAACGCCGCGACCAATCCCGAGCTGGTGCGCCAGCAGCAGGCGGTGGCCGAGGCTGAAGGATTCCTTCCCACGGCCAAGGCCATGGTGCAGAACCCGTTGGCCACCACCTACACGCTGGCCCGGTCGGCGCCCGATATGGTGGTTGGCTTGGGCGCCGCCAAGGTGGCGGCCTCGCGCGTCATGTCCGGCGCCGGCGCGGCGGCCGATGCGGCCGCAGCCCGGGTGGCGGCAGCTGGCGGTGACACCGCTGCGCAGGCGGCGGCGGCTCAGGCCGCGGTGGCGCAGGTCGGCACCAAGGCCGTGTCGAAGGCCAGCACCGCGGGCATGTTGTCGGAGGCGGTGTCCTCGGGCAATTCGTCGCGCGAGGGTGTGTATCAGGGGGTCATGGCCATCCCCGAAGAGAAACTGGCCACTTCGCCACGGTACCAGGCCGTCTTGCGCGAGGCGGGCGGGGATGCGGCGCGCGCGCGGCAGATGCTGGCCAATGAGCTGGCCGACCAGGCACCGATGCTGGCCGCGGCCGGCACCGCTGCTGGCACCTTGATTGCGAACCGGCTGTTTGGCGGCGACACCACGGCCAAGGCGGTTGTGGGCAATGAGCGCCTGACCGCGCGCGAGGTTGGCAAGAACATCGTCCAGGAAGGCGCGGAAGAAGGTCTGCAGGGCGTGCCCGAGGATCTGGCGCAGTTTGGCGCCACCTCTCAAGCTGATCCAACCAAGAAGTTCGACCTGGGCGGGTCGCTGGCGCAGAACATGATCGCCGGCTCGCTCATGGGCGGTGGCGGCACCGGCGGGCGCTATGCGCAGCAGCGCCTGCAGGGCGCGGCAAGGTTCATGGCCCCTGGCCAGAAAGCGCCCACCCCGGGCCCGGCTGCTGAGACTGGCAGCGCGGATCCCGTGCCGGCGGCAGAGCTGCTGGGGGCGGTGGAAGAGGTGCAGCCGACCACGGCCGCTGAAAAGAGCCTGATGGCCCCGCGCGCGCTGACCACGCTGGACCGCGTGAACGCGATCGATGCGGAGCTGGGCAGCAAGCCGGCCGATGCGCCTGGCGTGGCCGAGCTGCAGGCCGAGCGCACGGCGCTCACTAAGGACTGGCCGCTGGCCGTGCCCGGCGCTCCTGCGTCCTTCACCACCGAGGCCGGCGCGCGCGTTGAAGCCCGGTACTCGCTTGTCGATGCCGATTCGCTGGTGACATCGCATGACGAAAGCCTGCGCGCGAACCCCGCCTACCCGCAGGAACTGCAGCCCCGTGCTCGAGATCGCGCAGCGAGCGCGGCGCAGATCAGCGGCATCGTGCAGAAGCTTGATCCGGCTCGCCTGGGCCTGTCGGCCGATGCTGCCAACGGCGCGCCAATCATCGGGGCAGATGGCCTGGTGGAGTCCGGCAACGCGCGCACGATCGCCCTGAAGCGGATCTACAGCGCCAACGGCGTGAAGGCCGATGACTACAAGGCGTTCCTCACGCAGAACGCGGCGCAGTTCGGGCTGACGCCCGAGGCAGTGGGCAGCATGGCCAAGCCGGTGCTGGTGCGCGTGCGCACGACGCCGGTGAATCGCGCCGAGTTCGCGCGCCAGGCTAATGCGTCCACTGTGGCGCAGATGTCGCCCAGCGAACAGGCCCGGTCGGATGCCAATCGCGTGGACTCGATGGACGATCTTCGCCCAGATGACAGTGGCGAGTTCACCACCTCGCGCGACTTCATCAAGCGCTTCATGTCCCGCCTGCCGATGACCGAGCAGGCCGGCATGATCGATGCCGGCGGCCAGCTGTCCAGCACGGGCTATGCCCGGGTGCGCAATGCGGTGCTGGCCAAAGCCTACGGCGATTCGCCGGTGCTGGTGCGCATGGTCGAGTCGATGGACGACAACGCGCGCAACATCACCAAGGCCCTGATGATCGCCGCGCCGCGTGTGGCGCAGGCCCGCCAGGCCATCGGTGACGGCGCGCGCCATGATGCCGACATCACGCCGCACCTGGTGGAGGCTGCGCAGGAAATCGGCCGCCTGAAGGACGCCGGCACGTCGGTGTCCGATGCGCTGGCGCAGATCGGGCTGATGGGCGAGACGTATTCGCCCGAGACGGCGACCATGCTGCAGTTCCTGACCGACAACGCACGTCGGCCGCGCCGCATCGCTGACTTCATCGCGGCCTATTACGATGCGCTGGACGCTGTTGGCGATCCGCGCCAAGAATCCATGTTCGGCGCCGCCGAAGCGCCCGCCAAGGGCGACCTGATTGCAGCGGCTCGCCGCACCACCGAGGATCCAAATGGCCAACCATCTGCCCAAGACACCCAGCGGGGAGTCGATCGAGAAACTGCGCCGGTCGGTGGGTCTGATGCAGCGAAACCCGCGGATGCGGCGGGCGATCGCGGCGGCAATCAAGGCAATGGGCCTGCCGGAGCCGGTGGTGAGTGGGAAGCCTTCGGGCCCGAAACCGGCACCCTAGGAATCCCGCGGGCAGAAATGCCCCAGGTCAAGGGCCAGCACCGCGGGGCCCTGATCAACTTCCTGGAGGCGCGCGGCATCGGGCACGAGAACGACGTGGTGCCTGCGAAGTCGCTCAAGCCTACGCAGGCCGAGTATTCGCGCGCCAAGGTGGACAAGTTTGTGGAGAGCGGCGCCGTGGGCGAGCGCTCCGTCATGGTGTCGTCCGATGGCCATGTGCTGGATGGCCACCACCAGTGGCTTGGCCACGCCGAGCGCGGCGAGCAAATCCCGGTGATCCGGCTCAATGCGCCCATCCAGCAGCTGCTGGACGTGGTGAACCAGTTCCCCAGCGTTCAGCGCTCCGAGGGCGCCACCAGCGCGCGCGATGCAGTGCGCCAAGAGTTCACCAACGCGCTGGGCGACCTGGCTCAGATCGCCTCGCAGTTCTCGCGTGCCACCATGGTGCCCGAGAACACGCCGGACCTGATGCCCACCCTGGTGCGCCTGTTCAAGGCCGGCATCAAGGAAGTGGGCTTTGGCATGAAGGATCTGCTGGCCTACGTGAAGGCGTCGGTCAAGAACGATCCGCGGCTGAAGACCTTCTGGAACAAGATCGGCAACGACCTGTACCAGAAGGCGGCGCGCGAAGCGGTGGACCAGCTGGAGAACGCGCCGGCCGCGGCCATGATCGAAGGCCGCGAGTACGACATGGCCCGGGACAACTTCAAGCCCCCGTCCACCGACACGTTCCTGGCCAATGAGCTGCTGGACCTGGCGCGCGGCTACATCAAGAAGTTCCTGGCCGAGGCACCGCCGGTGCAGATCGAGCCGCAGGACCGCGCGCGCGCCGAGACGCTGCTGAAGCCCATGCTGGAGGCCGCTGGCGCAGTGAAGGGCACGTTCGACCAGAAGGTGGTGGACATCGCCAAGCGCACCGGTTCGATGGGCCAGCTCCTTGCCGACCTGAAGAAGATCGGAAGAGGGGCTGAGAAGCTGGTTGAAGAAGGCTTCGACACCAACAAGATGCGCGACCTGTTGCGGGCAACGATCGTGGTGTCGAGCTACGACGATGCGCAGGCCGTGATTGATGAGATCCGGCGCGAGTTCGAGGTGGTGCCCGGACGGATCAAGAACCGCACCGATCGCACCATCACCGGCTCGAACGTGAGCAATGACGGCTTCCTGCCGTCAGGCTATGGCGACGTGCTGTTGAACGTGCGCATTGATGGGGTGCAGGCCGAGATCCAGATCAACATCCCGGAAATGCTGGCCGCCAAGGAGGGCGAAGGCCACAAGCTCTACGAGATCGAGCGCACCCAGGTGAAGGGGTCGGAGATTCAGCGCGCGATCATCAACGCGCAGTCTGACTTTTACCCGGCGGCTTCGGCCGCGGCGGCTGCGCGGAACGCTGCTTCACTCAAGGGTCGTGGCTCCGACAGGGGCGGCCAGACTTTGGCCGGCGCCAGTTCGCCGCCGGCCAGCGTGAACGGGCCTTTGCCGGGGATCACGACTGCAAGCGAGCCGCTTTCGCGCTCGAAGAATTCGCAGCCTGACGGGAACGTTGCTGGCAGTTTCATGACCTCTCCTTTCGGTTCGAGTGTACCATCCGTACCAGAAAAAGGCGAGCCCGTCAATACAGCAAAGGACACGTATGCCGCCGCACCGAACAATCGAGCAGGCAATCAAGAGCAAAACGCCGGATCTGCACGCCAAGCTGCAGGCGGCGGGCGAGCTGCGGGGGTACGTGAGCGAGCTGGCCAGCCAGATCTCTTCGGAGACGGTGGCACTGACGCAGGCGCAGCGCAAGCGCGAGAAGTGGGACGACAACCCGGAAACGCTGGTGGGCAACCTCAACCAGGCCCGGGTGCTGAACCGCGAGATCGCACTCGGGAACGCGCTGGAGTTCCCGCCGGACGAGACATTGCCCCCAAGTCAGGACTGAACTACCGGTTCGGCCCCGATGACTTGACCTATGCGGGTTCGTGGCAGAAGAAGGCCGCGGCCAACATCGATGCGGTTGAGCTGCTGAAGCGCCTCCAGACCGAGGGCCGCCAGGCCACGCGCGACGAGCAGCGCGTGCTGGCGCAGTTCATCGGCTGGGGCTCCGGCGAGCTGGCGAACAGCCTGTTTGGCAAGAAGCTGGACGGCGCCGCCAAGGCGCTGGAGGCGTTCAACACCGCCAAGGAGCTGTTTGGTGAAAGCACCGAACGCATGGACCGGTACCACCGCAGCTATTGGTCTATTGCCCCCACCCTGCAACAGCTTGGCAAGCTGAAGTACGGCGATTCGATCGCCCGGTCCGACATCACGCTGGCCAAGTTCGGCCTGGAGCCCAATGATGTGCGCTGGGTGGAGCTGCGCGACCGGCTCAAGGCCGCGCTGACGGCCGAAGAGTGGGCCGAGGCTTCCCGGTCTACGCAGTACGCGCACTACACCTCGAAGTCTGTGGTGTCCTCGATGTGGCGCGCGTTGGAGCGCTTCGGCTTCAAGGGCGGCATCATCCTGGAGCCAGGCGCTGGCAATGGCGTGTTCCCGGGCCTGATGCCCGAGGCCATGTCCAACAACAGCAGCTACACCGGCATCGAGTACGACTCGATCACTGGCGGCATCCTGAAGCAGCTGCAGCCTGACGAGCGGATTCTGGTGGAGTCCTACATGGACACCAAGCTGCCGAAGAACTTCTTCGATGTGGCCATTGGCAACCCGCCGTTCCAGGGCAAGGGCGCCGGCATCCTTTCTGACCCGGAGTACAAGAAGCACGCCTTCGCGCTGCACGACTACTTCTTTGCGAAGACCATCGATCGGGTCAAGCCCGGCGGCCTGGTGATGTTCGTCACCAGCCGGTACACGATGGACAAGCTCAACGACAAGGCCCGGGCCTACCTCGCTGAGCGCGCGGACCTGGTGGGCGCGATCCGCCTGCCGCAGACTGCCTTCAAGCAGAACGCTGGTACCGATGTGGTCACTGATGTGCTGTTCCTGCGCAAGAAGGTGGCCGGCGAGGTTTTTGAGCAGGCGAAGCCCTGGGCCAAGTCGGTTCCCATGAAGGTGGGCGGCCAGGAGTTCCCGGTCAACGAGTACTTCCACGCGAACCCCGACATGGTGCTGGGCAAGCACTCGGACACCGGCAAGATGCAGAACAGCCCGGATCCGCAGTACACCGTGCTGGCACCCGATGGCGACATCGAAGCCCTGTTTGAGCGCGCAGCAGCGGCCATGCCCGCCAACATCTACAAGGCCGAGCGCGGATCCGCCGCGGAGGCGGCCAAGGTGCGCGAGATCGACTGGAACCCGAAGGCGCAGAAGGAGGGCAACTACTACGTCTCCGATGCCGGCGTGCTGATGCAGCGCGAGGGCGGCGTGGGCACGCGCGTGGACCGCATGAAGCCGGCTCAGGCTGAGATCGTCAAGGCGATCGTGCCGCTTCGCGATGCGCTGAAGCAGGCGCACTATGACCAGTTGAACGATGGGCCCTGGGAGGCCAGCCTGGCAGCGCTGCAGGCCGCATACAAGAAGTTCACCGCGGCGCACGGCCAGGTGAACCAGTTCACCACCAAGGTCGTCAAGGTCAAGGTGGACGAGTTGGACGACGATGGGCAGCCCACCGGCGTGAAGCTGCAGGACGAAGAAGAGCGCCGCTCGTTCCCCCTGCTGAGCCTGATCGAGGATGACCCCGATTGGACGCTGCTGGCCGCGCTGGAGAAAGTCAACGATGACACCGGCGAGATCACGACCGGCCCGTTCTTGTCGAAGCGTGTTCTTGGAAAGCCCGAGGCCGCCAAGATCGACACCCCTCACGATGCCCTGCTGTCTGTGCTGAACGACTTCGGACGGGTGGACCCGGCGGCGATCGCCGATCGCATCGGCATGTCTGAGGCTGACACCATCGCGGCGCTGGGCGAGTCTGTTTTCAATGACCCTGGCAAGGGCTGGGTCACGTCCGATGAGTACCTGAGCGGCAACGTCAAGAGCAAGCTGGAGGATGCGCGCGCAGCGGCGCGGGCTGATCGCACGTTCGAGCGCAACGTTCGTGCGCTGGAGGCCGCGCAGCCTGCGCCCAAGAGCCCCGCGCAGATCAACATCGGCTTCGGCATGAACTGGATCCCGGGCGATGTGTACCAGCAGTTCCTGGCCGACACGGCCGGTGTGCGCGCGTCCGTCGCCTACAACGATGCCACGCGGCAGTGGTCTGTGTCGGAGACGGCAGGCGGCCACACCCTGAAGGCCACGGCGGATTGGGGCACGGCTGATCGCAACATCACCAAACTGATGGAGCATGCCCTGACTGGCCGACCCATCAAGATCACGCGCACGATGGGCGCGGGCGCAACCCGAACCACCGTGTTCGACTCCACCGCAACCGAGGCCGCCAACGACAAGCTGCGCGCACTGAAGGATGAGTTTGCGAGTTGGGTCTGGCGCGATGGTGAGCGTTCTGACCGCCTGGTGCAGATATTCAATGACCGCTTCAACACCACGGTGTCCCGGGCCTTTGACGGCCGCCACCTGACGATGCCCGGCGCGTCGAAGCTGTTCAACATCTTCGATCACGTCAAGCGTGGAGCGTGGCGGATCATCCAATCGGGGAACACCTACCTGGCTCACGCTGTGGGCAGCGGCAAGACCTTCCAGATGGTCATCGCGGCCATGGAGCAGAAGCGCCTGGGCTTCATCAAGAAGCCCATGATGGTGGTGCCGAACCACATGCTGCAGCAGTTCGCGCGCGAGTGGCAGGAGCTGTACCCGGCCGCGCGCCTGATGATTGCCGACGAGAACAATTTCCACACCGACAACCGTCGTCGGTTTGTGTCGCGTGTGGCGCTGTCCGACCTGGACGGCGTGATCATCACGCACTCGGCGTTCAAGCTGCTGGACATCGACCCCGCATACAAGCAGAAGGTCATTGACGAACAGTTGGACTACATGCGTGCGGCGCTGGACCAGGCCGAAGAAGAGGACGGTACCGGCGGGCGCAAGTCCATGCGCATCAAGCAGATCGAGAAGCAGATCGAGAACTTGGAGCAAAAGCTGAAGGCCGCACTGGATGGCGTTGGCAAGGACACCAACGTCCGATTCGATGAGCTGGGCGTGGACCAGATCTTTGTCGATGAGGCGCACGCCTACCGCAAGCTGGACTTCGCGACTTCGCGCCAGGTCAAGGGCCTGTCTCCGACTGGATCCGCGCTGGCCCTGGACTTGTTCATCAAGGCCCGGTACCTCGAAGAGAAGAAGCCGGGCCGGTCGCTGGTGATGGCTTCAGGCACGCCCGTGACGAACACGCTGGCCGAGCTTTACACCGTTGGCCGATTCATGGCCCGTGATGCCATGCAAGAGCGCGGAATCGAAGACTTCGACTCATGGGCGGCGATGTTCGGCCGCGAGCGCACGGAGCTGGAGCCGAACGCGGCCGGCAAGTACGAGCCGGTGACGCGCTTTTCCAAGTTCGTCAACGTGCCTGAACTCACCCAAATGTTCCGCGAGTACGCGGATGTGGTCACGTCCGACCAGCTGGCTGCGCTGCTGGGCGACAAGCGGCCCAAGGTGAGCGGTGGATCCCGCTCGATCATCATCACGCCCAAGTCGCCCACCTACGCCGGCTACCAGAAGGTGCTGGAGCAGCGCGTGAAGGTTTCGCGCGAGTGGAAGCCCACCAAGGACCAGCCGAACAACCCGGACCCGATCATCAAAATCATCGGCGATGGTCGCCTGGCCGCGATCGACATGCGCTTCATCGCGCCATCGTCGCCGAACGATCCTGGATCGAAGCTGAACCGCATGATCGATGACGTGGTGGCGGCCTTCAAGGAAACGGCCGACACCGAGTACCTGGGCAAGGATGGCAAGGTGGAGCCCAACAAGGGATCCACCATGATGGTCTTCAGTGATCTCGGGTTCGGCGCTGGCGTGGCGGCAAGCCGCGGTTTCAGCGCGCGCGCCTGGTTTGAGAAGCGCCTGCGCGATGCCGGCGTGCCGGCGAGCCAGGTGGCCTTCATGTCGGACTACAAGAAGTCCACGGACAAGCTGAAGCTGTTCCGCGACGTGAACGCGGGCCGCGTGCGCCTGCTGATCGGGTCGTCCAAGAACATGGGCACCGGCGTGAACGCGCAGCAGCGACTGAAGAACCTCTTTCACCTCGACTCTCCCTGGTACCCGGCTGACCTGGAGCAGCGCGAGGGCCGCATCGTCCGCCAGGGGAACAAGAACCCGCTGGTGAACATCCGCGCCTACGCGGCCAAGGGCACCTATGACGAAAATATGTGGAAGATGCTGGCCTCGAAGCAGTTCTTCATTGACCAGGCCCTGAACGGCGATGAGAACCTGCGCGAGATTGAAGACCTGGACAGCCAGAGCCAGTACGACATGGCTGCAGCCATGGTGGCCGATGATCCGCGCGTGATGCAGCTGGCCGGCGCCAAGGCCGAGATTGAGAAGCTGCAGCGCCTGTATCAGGCCCACGAAGAGCAGCGCCAGGGCTTCCGGTCGGCATACCGCTGGGCCCGGGACACCGTGGCGCACAACGAAGTGGCCCTGGTTGGCGCTGAGGCGCTGGCGTCGCAGGTCGCTGACCTGTCGGGCGACAAGTTTGTGGCCAAGGTGGGAAAGGCGGCCATCCGCGAGCGCGCGGAGTGGGGCGGCACGCTGTTGGCCAAGTACCTGGACCTGCTGGGCCACGCTGCCGACTCGCAGGTTGTGGGTGAAATCTCCGGGTTCCCCATCAAGTACGTCGCTCTCAAGGGCGCCGGCAGCTACAGCGCGACCGTGCAGCTGATGACGCCTGAGCCCGTGATCCTGGTGCGCGACGGTCAGGAAAGCGAGATCGGCCTGGCGGCCCGTGCCGTCAACGCAGTGGTTGAGGTGGCGCGCGCTCCCGCGAGGATGCGCGAAATCATTTCGTCCTCGAAAGCCAAGATGGACTCCCTGGCCCCGCGCCTGGAGACGCCTTTCCCCATGGCTGAAATGCTGGCGGCAAAGGTGTCCGAGGTGGCCGCCCTGCAGGCTGAGCTGTCGGCGCCGCAGGCGCCCGAGGCGCCGAAGGACGAAGGCACCAAGCTGTCGCGCGGCGCTGGCCGCGGCATGGACATGGCCGCCCTGTCCGCGGTGGCCGCTCGGATTGCCAAGGCGCTGCCCGGGCTTCCCAAGGTCAACGTGCTGCAGTCTCCGGCCGCTGCGCCGGCAGCGCTGGCCGACATCATCCGCGCCCGCGGCGCCATGGCGGACGCTGAAGGCGCCTTCCATGGTGGCGAGATCTACCTGTTCGCGAGCGGCCTGGCCGACGAGCTGCGCGCCGAGCATGTGCTGGCCGAGCACGAAGCCGGCCACGCCGGCCTGGCTGCCATGTTGGGCGCATCGAAGGCCCAGGTGATGCGCTCGATCGCCAACCAGAACGCCGCAGTGCGCAAGGCCGCTGCCACGCTGCAGGCTCACGGGATGAGCCAGTCCGAGGCAGTTGAAGAGATCCTGGTGGATATGCCAAGCGCTGGCCTGGCCAAGCTGACGGGGTGGCGCAAGGTGGTGGACAAGGTGCGCGGCTGGCTGTCGGCGCACGGCTTCGAGCGCATGGCGGGGCAGCTTGACCGATGGATCGAAGGGTCCATGTCGGAGCAGGAGCGCGCCGACCTGTTCGTTGCGGACCTGGTGCGCGCGGCGCGCGCTCAGGCTGGCGTGGCCACCGGCCAAGTTGACACCTCGAGTACGGCTCTGTCGGCCGGCACGCTGGCCGACGATCTGGCCGAGCAAGAGCGCTGGCTGACCGAGAAAGCCCGCGGCCTCGGGTTCACCGACATCGAGGACATGCTGGGCAAGGACTACCCGGCGTTCGAGCGACTGGCTGAACAGTGGCGCGAGCGGCATCCTGCCGAAACGCTGCTGTCACGCGCCGGCGTGCTGCCCGCTGTCGGCGCCCCAGCGGCCGCATCGGCCGATGCCCGGGCCGACGCGCTGATCAACCAGCGCGCGGCCACGGCCAAGCCCATCGACGCGGCGGCCGAGTTCCTGACCCGCATCACCGGCGTGCAGCGCGTCACCTCGATGCTGTATGGCAAGACTGGCCAGCTGCTGGACCGCCTGGTGCCCGAGCGCGTCAAGGCCGGCCTGGTGTCGGACTACGGTGTGCCCGAGGCCGTGATCGATCAGCGGGCCATGCTGGCCGGGCGCCAGCGCCAGGCCATGCGCGGCGCTGGTGC